TATCAGCGTTTCCGAAAGTACGCCGGTTGTCGAAGCATTTAACTCGCGAACAGGCTTTACTCAGCAATTCTCGAAAGCGTCGCTTTCGGGAACGTCGATGGGAGCGGGAACTTCCTTTGTTAAGGATGTCGTCACCCTTGCCGAGCTGAGCGTCACCGACACGCTATCGGTCACGCTGACCGAAGACCCGGTTGACTTCAACGAGTTGATCGCGGGCGACGACTTGCGGGTGTCGGTGACCGACCTCGCGACGCTGCGCAACAACTTGGCGGTAACGGACACGCTGGCCGTCGGTGCGGTGGAAACCATCGCACTGCTCCAGGCGGGCGTGTTGACGCTGGCCGTCACTGACACGCTGACTGTCAGCTTGTCGGATGGCGTCGGCGATCTGCGCGTCGAATTGCCGGTATCCGACACGCTGTCTGTTTCTTTGACTGAGACCGATCCGGCGACGCTAGACACGCCGCTGGAACTCAAGACCGTCACGGATGACCTGTCGGTCACGCTGACCAACGAGACTGCAAACTTGCAGATTTTCGTCGGCGTCGTGCCTATCACCGTATTCGATGAACTGCGCGTGACGGTGGAAGAGGAAGCCATCGGCACCATCGTCGATCCGGTGCGGTACATCCGATTCACGGCGCGCGTGCCAAACATTCGATTCCGGGTGCTATGAGCGACAGGGATACGGCATCTATTGCCTGCAACGTCGAATTCTTCTGGCTCGCCAAGTACGAAGGCGATCGCGCTGTGCGGCCTGAACTGCCGCCGCTGCCGGATGAGCTGAGCGAACTGCGCAAGCTCGCAGAACGGCTACAGGCTGAGTTGATCGGATTACGTGCGGACCTGACTGATCCGCAATGCGTGGAAATCATCGCGGGTGGCGACACTCGCCAGACTTGCAATTGGAGAAAGTGACATGGCTTTGACCAACGTGGGCGCAATCGAGATCGCGAAGTGCGCCATCAACGATTCGCCGACCTTCCTGAACAACACTAACGCGCACCTCGGCGTCGGCGATAGCTCGACGGCGTTTAGCGCCGCGCAGACGGACCTCCAGGCGTCCACGAACAAGTCGCGCCGCCCGATGGAGGCGACGTATCCGCAGCGTTCCAGCGGTGCGGTGACGCTGCGTAGCCTGTGGAGCACGAGCGAGGGTAACTACGCTTGGAACGAGTGGGGCACCTTCAGCGCGGCCAGCGCGGGCAACATGTGGCAGCGCAAGGTGGAGTCGCTTGGCACCAAGACCAGCTCGCAGTCGTGGCAGCTCACCGCCACGCTGACCTTCGCTGCGGCGTAAGACATGAAGCGGGTAAACGAGCGCACGCGCGTCGTGCTGCTCGTTTCGTTCGAAAATGAGGATCGCCGATTGACTGCGCCAGCCACCATGCGTTGGCGCGTCTATTGCGAGACGACCGGCAGCAATATCACCGATTGGGCGGATGAAACCGTCCCCGCAACGGGTCAGGTTGAGATTGAGATTCCCGCATCGGCGACGGCGATCCTCAACGATTCCAACTACCGCGAGACCAAAGTAGTAGCGGTTGAAGCGGATTACGGCACCGACAATCAGGCGTCGGACGAATTTCGCATTGACGTGAAGAATCTGCAGGTGACGGCGTGATGGAGCAGGGCAAGAAAAAGCGCGGTGCGCAGCCGGGTAATCGCAATGCGGCGAAGGATCGGCAGGTGCGATCGACGCTGATCGACTGCATCAACGCCGCGCCGACGCTCTTGCAGCAGGCGTGCTTTTCCATGCTGCAAAAGGCAGCGGACGGCGATGTCGCGGCGTTTCGCGAGGTCGCGGACCGGATCGACGGCAAGGCCGTACAGCAGACCATGCTGACCGCTGACGTGACCTCTCACACGGTCGAACAAATGACGGATGAGCAACTTGCCATCATTGCAGCAGGCGGCGGCGACGGAATTGCTGAGGCGTCGGAAGGCGCGCAGCAGTCTGACGGCGTACATTGATTATCTTGATATTGGGATAACTCCCGCAGCGCATCACAAGCTGCTCATTGATCGGCTGGAGGCACTGGAGCGCGGCGACATCCGCAGGCTAATGGTGTTGATGCCGCCAGGGTCGGCTAAAAGCACCTACGGCTCCGTGCTGTTCCCGCCGTGGTATCTCGGCAGAAATGAAGGCAAGGCGATTATCGGCGTGTCCAACACGACGATGCTCGCAGAACGTTTCAGCCGTCGCGCGCGCAACATCGTCGAATCGCCTGCGCACGGTCGAGTGTTTGGCGAATCACTGGCGAAAGACTCGAAGGCCGCAGGGGCGTGGGAAACGTCACGCGGTAGCGAGTACTTTGCAGCGGGTGTCGGCGCAACCATTACGGGCCGTCGCGCTGATCTCGGGTTGATTGACGATCCCGTCAAATCGCGCGAGGAAGCCGATAGCGAGAACACGCGCGCGAAGCATTGGGACTGGTACGTCAACGATTACGAAACGCGCCTGAAACCCGGTGCGCGTCAGGTTCATATCCAGACGCGATGGCACGAGGAAGACCTCGCCGGTCTGATCCTCGCGCGCGAGGCGGACAAGTGGCACGTCGTCAAGCTACCGATGGTGGCGGGCGCCGATGACCCCTTGCACCGCAAACCGGGCGAACGGCTGTGGCCGGACTGGTTTACCGATGAGATGGTTGAGCGCGCAAAGCTCGACCGTCGCTCGTGGTCTGCGCTGTACCAGCAGGAACCCGCGCCGGATGAAGGCACGTTCTTCCGCCGCGAGTGGTTCGAGTTTGTAGACCCGACGAAAGCTGAGGGCCACGCCTATACAACGGGTGACTTTGCGGTCACGGAAGGCGAAGGCGACTACACCGAAATTGGCACGCACAAGTACGGCAATGCCGGCCTCACGCTTGCCGTGTCGGGGTGGCGCGGCCAGACCACTGCGGACCAGTGGATCGAGAAAGTCTTAGACCAAGTGCAGCGGTACAAGCCGCTGGCGTTCTTTGGTGAGTCGGGACCGATTCGCCGCGCTGTTGAGCCGTTCATGAAGCGGCGAATGAATGAGCGGCGCGTGTTCTGTCGGGTGGAGTGGCTGACGCGTAGTGCAGACAAGCCAACGATGGCTCGCGCACTGCAAGCGATGGCCGCGCAGGGCAAGGTGAAGATCGCCGATACGGAATACGGCCATCACCTTCTGAATCAGTTGTTGCAGTTTCCCGCTGGCGCGCATGACGACGCGGTGGACATGGCCGTGCTCATGGGCATGGCGATAGATCAGGCGCATCCCGCGCTGGTGTCGGCACCCGTGGCGGCAAAGCCGCGTGATCGGTGGGATAGGGCATTCCAGGAGTCGGATAGAGAATCATGGCGGACAGCGTAAACACCGATACGACGCTCGGGCTGTTGGTCCGTCAGTTTGAAGACGCTGTAGACACCAGCTACACCGAACGCCAGAACGCCGAGACCTACCGCGATTACTACGACGGCAAGCAGTGGAGCGACGCCGAGAAAGCGACGCTGACGGCACGTAAACAGCCGTGCATCACCGACAACCGCGTCAAGGATAAGGTCGAGTATCTGCTGGGGATGGAGCGGCGCACGCGCACCGATCCGAAGGCGTATCCGCGCACCCCGCAAGACGAACCCGCGGCGGAAGCCGCGACGGACGCACTGCGCTATGTCGCGGACTGCAATCACTTCCCGCAGGTCAAGTCGCGCGTCGCCGAGAACATTTTCATTGAGGGCATGGGCGGCTGCGAGGTTGTCGTAGAGCCTGACCCGAAGGGCGGCAACCCGAAGATCGTGCAGCGGTACATCCGCTGGGATCGCATCTATCGCGACCCGCACTCGTTGCTCGCCGACTTCGCCGATGCCGAGTACATGGGCATTGTCGTCTGGATGGACTTGGAGAAAGCCAAGTCCAAGTACCCGACGATGGCTGACCAGTTCGATGAACTGATGACGACGGGCATCGTCGGCAGCCCTGCGACAACCTACGACGACAAGCCGACGCTGTGGATCGACAAGACGCGGCGGCGTGTGCAGATTCTCGAGCACTACTTCCGGCGCGGTGGCGTCTGGCATCGCTGCGTGTTCAGCAAGGCCGGGATCATCGAAGAGCCGAAGCCGTGCATGTACTTGGATGAACACGGCGAGCCTGAGTGTCCGATTGTGTTGCAGTCGTGCTACGTGGACCGCACCGGCCGTCGCTATGGCGTGGTCGCGCGGTACAAGGATTTGCAGGACGAAATCAACAAGCGGCGCAGCAAGGCGCTGCACCTGTTGTCGGTCAATCAGGTCGTCGGCGAGTC